ATAAACTACTGGGTATTGCAATCAAATTATATTTATTTATATGTTAAAGCGTAAAATACCCATAAAAAGACTTAATCGATTTTTTGGTTCCGATGACTTTGGTGTTGAGTTATCGATGGGTGAAGAATGGTTACACGGTGATATGGATTTTAAAATGGTTTTATTTAGAGTAGATAGATCACGAAGTGGTGACGATGAAGTATATGCTGAGTCAGAAAAAAATAACCTTCATTACCATTCACCTGTTGAATTTAATGGATATGTTCAAATTGATTCACCAACAGAACAACCTTATGCGGACGGTTTATTAAGAAACCAAGAAGCGGGTAATATAAGAGTGTCAGTATATACACACCATTTACAAGAAAAAGATATTGACATTAGTTATGGTGACATAATTGGGTACTATGAAAATGAAGATAGGGTTCGTTATTATTCTGTATTTAATGATGGAAAAATAACGTCAGCGAATAAAAATACTTATGGTGGGTATAAAAGATTTTATAGAACGATTGAAGCGTCACCTGTAAGTAATGACTTTTTTAATGGATAATTATGGGTTTACCAAAAAGAAAAAATAATATAAATGTATATCCTGGTGAAACATTATTTAACAGGAGAAAAGAACTATTAGAAGATATTACGGATCAAGACTCTCGACTACCTGAACCTATTCTTCATTCAGACTTAGATAAAGGATTTTTAGAGTTTGTCCGTGAAAAATTTAGATTTGAATTGGGGGGTAACCAACTAAATATGGTTAATAAGATTTTAACCATTCAACGATGGGGTGAAATATCAGCATCCAACGATTTTTTAGATTTGGATGAAAAATTAGAATTACCTTTTATTGCTGTAGTTAAAAGACCTGACACTCAGTTTGGTACGAATCCAAGTTTATTATACACTATACCTAATAGGTACCCAATATATTATAGAACCATAATGAATTTCGATGGAAATAGGGTGGGTGCTGACATATATAAAATACCACAACCAATACCCGTTGATTTGTTTTATGATGTTTACATTGTTACAAATAGATTAAGAGAAGTAAACGAATTTAATAGACTTATTATGAGAAATTTTTCTTCTCGACAAAATTATACGGTTATAAAAGGTCATTATGTACCTATCGTGTTAGAAAATTATAATGACGAATCCCCAATATCAAGCACAGAACAAAGAAGATTTTATAAACAAGTCTATACATTCAATATGCAAGGGTTTTTAATTGATGAAGAAGAATTTGAAGTTACACCTGCGATTAATAGACATTTATTAGTAACAGAACTAATGGGAACACCACTTAAAACCAAAATATCAGATAGGGAAAAAGTGGTGGTTAGGAATTTAAATATGATAACCGAACAATTTATTTCTGATGGTAAAAAAACTACATATACCACCAAAGATAAGCTTAACATACTGTTTTATGTGTCATTAAACGGTCAAGTTTTATTACAAGATGTAGATTTTTATCATAATTTCAACACATCCAATGTCATTTTAAATTTTACACCATCAGAAGGGGATGAAATTATCGTAAAATATTCAAACAATATTAACATGACTGATATTGATGGTAATTTAAGGTCGTTAGTTTACGAACAAATAATCTTACAACCTAATCAAGATAAAATATTTTTGACTTACGCGACCGATAGTATAATACTATTAGATGTAAATGGTCAACTACAAAATCAAGGGAAGTATTATGACCATAATCCAAATACCAACGAAATTGACATTTTAGAACCATCGAACGGTGTCTTAAATATTCAAGTAAAGTATATACCATTAACAAACATCACACCTGGTAGTTTAACAAATATGGATTTAAATATTGTTAATATTACCACAACAACAAATGATAATGAATATACGTTAACTGGTGATTACATTATAGTCGCCAGCGTAAATATTAACAACCAACCTGTAACCAATTTCACCTTTAATAATAATACCGTTGTTTTAGAATCGGCACCATTGATAGGGTCTGACCTTAGAATAATTTATTATGTTGATAACGACATTAGTAACAATATAACACCCTACGATTTTTATACCGAAACATTCATATATGATCAAAATATAATCGAATACGTCCTATCAAAACCAATCCGTGATTTTGTTTATATATCGGTAAATGGTTTAATCGTTAATAACGATGAAGTTATAATCTTTAACACCAGTAATAATAGTATATCTTTTAACTTTACAATTGTTGATGGTGATGAAATTTCAATAAAATATCTTATAGACAACTAAATATAGGTTTATAAGTTTTTTGGTTAAAAAAATACTATTTATTTATTACATGAATAAATAAATTTAAAAAATAATATATTATAATGGCAACATCAAATAGAGTTTTTGTATCTCCAGGTGTTTATACATCAGAAAGAGATTTAAGTTTTGTTTCACAAAGTGTTGGTCTATCTACATTAGGTATGGTAGGTGAAACATTGAAAGGTCCAGCGTTTGAACCTGTGAGCGTCACTTCATATAACGAATTTCAATCTTATTTTGGTGGATCATCTAACGAAAAATTAGATGGTGTACCTAAACATTTATTAGCATATTATGCTAAATCTTTTCTTAATCAATCATCACAATTAGTGGTAACAAGAGTTTTGGGTTATTCAGGTTACGATGCGGGTGATTCTTACAATTTTAAATTAATCGGCCAAATTGACCCATCTACCTTAGAGACTGTTGGGTCGGCTACTGTTTATGATAATATACCAACAAATTCTAATTCTTTAGATTTGGTATCTTATGGTAATTCTACATTAGATAATATTTTAACCAACACGATTTATGATAATGGTGATGGAACTACAAGTACCTTACTTGAAATCATAGAAAGTAATGGTGCCAATATTGGTAACGGCGAAGTGTTATTTGTTGGTGACGAATTTACGGATTCTAATTTAGAATCAACAGGTCAAACTATAAACCATTTTCCGAACACTTTCCAATGGTTAGACCAAGAGTTTAATTACACCTCTGGTAGTACAACACAGACAGGTTATTCTTATGCGGTTGAACAAGTTAGTGGTTCAACAGATGTTAGGATAGTAATTCAAGAATTTGAAGCAGAAAGATATAGTACAATACATGATAAAGTTGTTTGTAAATTAAGACCAAGAGGTCGTTACACTGGTGAAACTTTATCATTTCCTGATTCAATTGATAGTGTAAGTTCAACATCACTTGGTGATGATCCTTACGCTGATGTTGTTATTACTTTAAATTCAGGTAAAACATTTACCGTAAACTTTAACCCAAACTCTAAAAAGTTTATCACTAAGGTTTTTGGTAGAGCGTCGCAAGACAAAGATGTGGATCAATTTCCAATTTATGTTGACGAAATATATGAAAACATATTAGATGTTAACTTTTCAAGAGGTAAAATAAAAGGGGTTAACATTAATATGGAAGTTGTTAGTGACGGTTCTAATTTTAAAACATCATGGACAAATGCCGAAACACCTTGGGTGGTATCAGAAGTTCGTGGTGGTACAGTGAATAATCTGTTCAAAATACAAACAATCAGTGATGGTAATTCGGCCAATGAGGATATCAAAATATCTTTTATTAATATTAATATTGAAACACAAGAATTTGATGTTTTAGTCAGAAATTTCTTTGATACTGATGAAAATCCACAAATCTTAGAAAGATATTCAAGATGTTCGATGAATCCTGACGCTCCAGGTTACATAGCGAAAAAAATCGGTACGTTAGACGGTGAATATGTATTACGTTCACGATATATTGTATTACACATGGAAAAAGATCATCCAACAGACGCAGTACCTGCAGGTTTTAGAGGGTATAATTTTGATGCCGATTCACCAACACCCGTAAGTTATAAAACAATGTATGAGACACCATTGGATATTGTTGGTTACAATTATGAAGGTGTCCCTGTGTTTGGACAAAATGAAAAATTAAGAAAATCATATCTTGGTTTTAGCGATAGGTCTGGTGTTGATCCAGATATTTTTAAATATAAAGGTAACTATAATCAAGTTTACACATCTAAGGGTTTCCATTTATCATCACAAGCAGATACAGACACTTTTGTGTCATCAATGTATAATTTTGAATTATCAGAAGATTACTTTGAATCGGCTAATGCTGCTAAATTCACGGTTTTACCTTCAGGTGGTTTTGATGGTTTTGATGTGCACAGAACACGTAGAACAAATACAGATAATTATATAGTTGGTAAAGCCGGATTTATGAACGGTGGATTTGAACAACAAGGAACAAGAGGTAATAGTGATTATTATGCGTTTTATGATGGTATAAGAACATTTGCCAATCCTGAAGCTGTTGATATTAATTTATTCGCAACACCTGGCATTAACTTCTTTGACCATTCATCATTAGTTTCCGAATCTATTGATATGGTTGAAGAAGAAAGAGCAGATTCGTTATATATTATCGATAGTCCTGATAGAAGTACAGTTGATGAAGTAATAGATGATTTAGACAGTTTAGGTTTAGACTCTAACTATTCGGCAACTTATTTCCCTTGGATACAAGTGAGGGATAATGAAACAGGCACTCAGGTATATGTTCCACCAACAGGTGAAGTTTTACGTAATATCGCCTACACTGATAATGTGGCACAACCTTGGTTCGCAACTGCGGGTTATAATCGTGGTATTGTAAATGCGATTAAAGCACGTAAAAAATTAACACTCGGCGAAAGAGATGATTTATACGCTAATAGATTAAATCCAATCGCAACATTTTCTGATGTTGGGACGATTATCTTTGGTAATAAAACTTTACAAGTAAGAGAATCGGCCTTAGATAGAATTAATGTTCGTAGGTTGTTATTACAAGCACGTAAGTTAATATCAAGTGTAGCGGTTAGATTATTATTTGAACAAAATGATGAAATCGTTAGAAATGAATTCTTGAGTTTAGTTAATCCAATTCTTGAAAATATTCGTAGAGAAAGAGGTTTAACAGACTTTAGAGTGGTTCTTTCTGATGACCCTGAAGATATTGATAGAAATCAATTATCAGGTAAAATATATATTAAACCAACAAGAGCACTTGAATTCATTGATATTGAGTTCTTGGTAACACCAACGGGTGCGTCTTTTGATGATTTATAAGAGACACTATATTTATTAAGGTGAGTGTTAATTGCGCTCACCTTATTTTTTTATGTAAAAACTATGAAAAACAAAGAAGTAAAAGAAGGATTTAACGAAGAAGGTAACCCTAATTTTAAATATTATGCTTTCGATTGGGATGATAATATAATGTACATGCCAACAGAAATTATGGTAAAATCTTTTGGTGAAACAGAAATAGGTATGAGTACTTCAGATTTTGCGGAATATAGAAGTAAAATCGGTAAAGAAAATTTTGACTATAAAGGACACACAATCGTAGGCTTTGCCGATAATCCGTTTAGAGGGTTTAGAGTAGAGGGTGACGAGCAGTTTTTAAAAGATATAATGGTAGCACCTTTTGGTCCGTCTTGGGACGACTTTGTGGAATGTATTAATGGGGGTTCATTATTTGCGATAATTACTGCAAGAGGTCATCATCCTAATACACTAAAGAACGGAGTTTACAGGTTAATTATGAGTGAAAAAGGTGGTATTCATTTAGAGAACGTTGTTTCTTCGCTTAGAAAATATTATTTAAATGAAGACACCAAATATTCTGACGAACAATTAGTTGCAGGGTATTTAAATATGTGTAAATTTCATCCTGTTTCTTATGGTGATGATTCAGGGGCTAGTAATCCTGAAGCGGAAAAGATGAAAGCATTGGACGGTTTTATAAAACACGTAGAAGCTTTGGGTAAAAAATTATATAGAGATATGTCACTTGAAAATGATATGGATAGTGAATTTGAACCACTTATAGGTTTTTCTGATGATGACCTAAAAAATGTGGAGCACGTAAAAGACCATCTAAAACAGATAGGTCAAGAAGATAAAGTAAATGTGTATTATACAAAAGATAAAAAAGAAAAAGTATAAAAGTACCCAGTACTAGGATCAAATAGGCTAGTTTTTAATTAAACTAGATATTTATTTTTATAGGAAAACATTTGATCGGATCCTAGACACTAGAGTAAATAAAATAAAAATAAGTGTAAACACTAAAATTAAAATAAAAACATATTTTTTTATATTTATAGAAAAATAAACATAACATAAAAATATTATGGCAGACTTATTAATGAAAATGCCGGTTCCTTATGAACCGAAACGTAAAAATAGATTTATCCTAAGATTCCCTTCAACGATGGGTATTAATGAATGGTATGTGATGTCATCATCAAGACCGCAAGCAAATATCGCAGCAACTGAAATACCATATTTAAATACATCAACCTATGTTGCTGGTCGATTTGTGTGGGAAACGATAAATGTAACCTTCAAAGACCCAATCGGACCATCAGCATCTCAAGCACTTATGGAGTGGTTTAGAATGCATGCAGAATCAGTAACAGGTCGTATGGGTTATGCTGCAGGTTATAAAAAAGATATTGAATTGGATATGTTAGACCCAACAGGGGTTGTTGTGGAAAAGTGGATTTTACAAGGTACATTTCTAACAAACGTAAACTTTAATGAATTATCGTATGATAATGACGGATTGGCGGATATTAATGTTACTTTAAGACCTGATCGTTGTATTTTAGTGTATTAATATTTTTATTGTTATATTTTTTTTATTAAAGCCTATACTTTTGTATGGGTTTTTTTTATGTTTTTTATTATAAAGAATAATTTTATGGAAAACGAAACATTAGTACCTTTTGATGTAATACCTTTACCAACCAAAGGTATATTTTATGAATCTGGTAAAGATAAAATAAAGGTGGCATATTTAACCGCTGCAGATGAAAATATATTATCTTCACCTAATTTATTAAAAAATGGTAATATAATTGATGAGTTATTAAAACATAAAATATTAGATAGAGATATTACAGTTAACCAACTTCACGATGAAGATAAAAGGGCTATTTTATTATTTTTGAGAAATACTGCATACGGTTCTAATATTACTTTAACTGTGAAAGACCCTGATACTGGTAATGATGTGGAAGTTGAATATGATTTAGAGAATATAGAATATAAATCATTTAATCTTGAAAAAAATAAAAACGGGTATTTTGAATATACGATGCCTAAATCAGGTAAAAAAATAGAATTTAAATTTATGACCGTTGAAGAAATTCAATCAGTTCAACGTGTTGAAGAAGAATATGAAAATTTAGCCGTAAAACCCTATGTTACAAAACAGTTAGAATATATGATAGTAAGTATTGATGGTGTTGATGATAGGATGACAGTTAATCGTGAGATACAATACTTACCAATATACGATTCTCAAGAGTTTAGGCGATATGTAAAAGAAAATACTCCAGGTATTAATACAAAGATAGAAGTTTTTCTACCTTCGGGAAAAAAAATCAACGATACGTTTGAATTTAACTCAGAGTTTTTTCGTCCTTTCTACGGAGTATAAAACTTTATTATTAGAAGAAATATTCTATTTAACTAAATCATTAAACATCAACTATAGTGATGTGATGAAGATGCCTGTCTATGAACGTAAGTATTTTATAAATAAACTTATTGAGTTATCTGAAAAATCAAAATAGTAAATATGTCTTATGACTATTTATGGTAAGTAAATATAATTATAATGACGGATATACATAAATATTTAAATGGTAAGATTGGTGATAAAATTACCTTAAATGACGTGACTAATATCAATAAAATGTTTGAAAAAGCGGTGTCGAATTTAGGTGGTGATAAAAATAAGAAGTCTGTAACAGGTGAGGTTGGTAAGGGTATTAATGCGTTAAATAATAGTATTAAACAGGCGGCAACATCAACAGCGTCTTTTAATACGAATATAGTTGATCTGGGTGGTAGTATAATTGGTGTGTTAAAAGGTATGAAAAATTTGGAGGGTGCTGACATTGTAAATAGTTTTATGGCTATTACCACCCCTTTTATGCAGTTAGACCAAGCGTTAAGAGAAAATGTAAATAAACAGTTAGGTATTACGGGAGAAAGGGCTCGATATCTAAGAGATGAAATTTTAAATGCGTCGACTACGTTATTAAATTATGGTATTGAAGTTGAAGATGTGGTAACTACGATAACAACTTTGGTGTCTGAAACCAACAGAGCGATTTCAATAGGACAACTACCACTTGAAGATTTTATGAAAGTTAGTCGAGCCGCTGGTTTAAGTGCACAAGAATCTGCCTCTTTTTTGGCTAAAATGGAAGGTGTTGGTAGGTCGTTATTATCAGGCCAAGAAGCGTTAACGGATATGCAAAATATCGCAACAACTATGGGGTTATCGTCAACCAAATTAATAAATACAGCGACTGAAAATTTATCCTTAATAAATAGATTTGGTTTTGAAGATGGTATACGTGGATTTTCAAAAATATCTGCTAAAGCATCATTAATAAAGTTTGATTTAAAAAGTGCGTCTGAATTTGCTGATAGTTTATTTGATGTTGATAAGGCGATTGAAACTGCTGCTCAGTTAAATATTTTGGGTGGTGAGTTTGGTAATCTATCAAATGCGACTGATTTGATGTTTAAAGCGACTAACGATTATGCGGGATTAACTGAAGAAATTATGGAAGCCCAAAAACAATTTGTTACGTTTAATGAAGAAACGGGTGAATTTGAAACTGATGGGTTAGGGTTAAGAAGGGCTCGTGAGTTTGCTAAGGTTGTTGGTAAAAGTGTTGAAACGGTTATTGAGGAGGCAAAAAGAGCGTCTCGATTTGATTTATTAAGTGATAAATTAAATTTATTCCCACAATTAGATAACGAACAAAAAGAATTAATTAAAAATTTAGGTTCAATCAACGAAAACGGTGAAATTGAAATAAATGGTAAAGTTTTACGTGAATTAAAATCGGAAGATTTACAAAAAGAATTAAACAATCTTCAACAACAACAGATAGAAAATGAAAAAAGTCAATTAGACATATTAAGAGAGCAACGAAATATCGCTGCGGTTGCGAATGATTATTTACGTATGCTGGCATTACAAGCTGGAACTTTTGAAGTGAACGATAATTCTTTATTTTCTTTGATTAATAATGATTTGAAAGAGATTTTTGACGAAATTACCGATAAATATTCACCTGAACAGATTAAAGATATTTTTGGGTCAGAAAAGTTAACTTTGGATATGATGACTAACTTTCTTTTTGGTGGTAGACCGGAGACGGTACAAGCAAAAGCTTCCGATTTTGATGGGGATATTGGGAATAAAATGATTAGTTTAAGAGAAAAATTTGAAGAACTTACATCAGCAATGAACAATGGGGTAGATTTAGTTGAGGGCAATAGTGTTCAACCTACACAAGGAGAAAATGAGTCTTCAAATATGATGAATAAATTAGAAGAAATGGATAAAAAATTAGAAGATCAAGGTATAATTCTAACGGGTAGTTTACTAATTGAAATTGGACAAAAAGATAATCCGCTAGCAGACAGAGATGTGAAGAAAGCGGTAATAAGTCTAAAAGAAAGAAATATATACAACCTGGGTGTAGAAAATAATAATTATACTTAAAAAAAAGATAAAAGATAATGGGTGAAAGTAAATTAAATTATTTAAATACAGATGAATTTAGAAAGGTAATACTAAGTAAAAATTTAAGTTTTGCTTATTATAAATCTGTACCTATACCTGCGAATAAATTTCCGTCTGATGATTTGCAACATAATAATACCGTTAATGGTGTTATAGACCAACCCGACATAATACCTATCGATACTTGGAATGAAAGACTAAGTTTGTATTCACCTGAATTAGTACAAACGTATCAAAATTTAGATGTAAGTTTACCTGATTACGGTTTTAATATAAATGAGGGTCAATCGTATAAAGAAGGAAATTACCAATTTGAAACCCCAACAAATATTATATCAATATTGACAGGTCAAGCAATACGTAATGCGGACACCCCAATGGCTCGCACATCTACAGAATATCTAACAAAGTCTATATATTCAAATATTGGTGAAAACTTACGTAATTTAACATTGGATCGAGTTAATTTAGACGTTGAAAATTTATTATTAGGTACTGAACCGTTGTTCACGAGAGATTTTCAAATAACAGTTCCCGGAACACCAATTTCAAGGGCTGCTGAGTATGTTGGTAGAATATCAGGTGTTGAAATACCTCGTTCATATATTCCGGGTGAGTTTTTTAATGATAATGTGGATGACGGTCGAATTGGTAATTTTGTTAATAGAGCAAAAGAAGTCGTTGGTAATGTTTTAAATTTAGATTTTTCGGCAAATAGGGAAAGAAAAGCTTATAGTCAAAAACTTCTACAATATACGTCTAATGGTCAAAAATCTGTTTATTATAAAAATATAAGTTACAATAGATATAAGCCTGACCACGAAAATAATAGTGAAGGGAATATTATCCAAAGGGCGGGTGAAAGTATTAGAGACTTTATCGGTGTTGGTGCCCCTGATGAAAACACATATATAGGTTTAACATTATTAGATTCTATCGTTTCTAGAGGTCGTTTCGTTTCGGGTTATTCTACTATATCAAAAGAGTTTGAAGTGGGTTATATAGACACTAATTTTATGTGGAAAGGTTCGTCTGAAACGTTTGATAACTTTTTCGTTACTGATGTTAGTCGTTTTCCTGATAAAAGTATTATTTCATACACAAAAGAAATAGTAGAAGAATTTGATTCACTACAAAATGAACGTTATAAACTAAGTCACCCGGGCTCTGTTATTTCTAACCTGTCTAAAAAGTTTTATGATGGTGATAAGATAATATCAAAAGGAAATGCGACAAAAGGTGAAGATGGTGAATTTTGTCGTGTGTGGACGAAAGACCATGCATATGATAGGTATGGTAGGTTAATGCGTTTTGATGGCATGACGACCACCCAAAGAAGTTTTAAAGATAGTATATTATCATCGACAGCAAACTTAAATATAGGTCCGACAAGAGATGAACAAGGTAATGCGTTAAACTTTGGTGGTGATAGTACTAAGTATATGTTCTCAATTGAGAATTTGGCGTGGAAAGATAGTGACGATTTAAATGATAGACCATTATGTGAAATAGGTAATAATGGTGGTCGTATAATGTGGTTTCCACCTTACGATTTAAAATTTAGTGACGATACGAGTGCTAATTGGACTGAACATAAAATTTTAGGTAGACCTGAACCTATATATACCTATCAAAACACAACAAGAACGGGTAGTTTAAGTTTCAAACTGGTTGTTGACCATCCAAGTATTTTTAATAAAATCAGACATAAGAAGTTAGAACAAATAACGAACGATACTTCACAAGACGATTTAATTAACCAATTTGTAAATGGGTGTAGAGATTATGATATTTATGAATTAGGTAAAGAATTTACTTTCTTATCATTAAACGAAACATTAACGTTAAATAATTTAATAAATGATTTTGGTAAAGAGGGGTTAAGGTATAAATACACGATACCAAGTATCCCTAACACCACTGAAGGTGAAGCGCAACGACCAGATGAAAAAACACCATTTGAATTAAAATACCCTGAAGGTTCTACAAATGTCACATTATGGTGGAACAATGATATACCGGGTCCGTCAGATTCAGAAACAACATCTAATGATTATTTTAATGATTTTGTTGATTTTTTGGGTAAAAGAAATGAATTCAAAGTTGAAAATCAAACCCCTAATGGTTGGCAATCAGATTGGTCTATAGAATCAATAGACGATTTTTTTAATATGATGTCAACATCAATAACACGATTAAATGAAATTATTGAAATCATAAAACAAACGGTAATTAAACATAAGTCTGTGTTTAATTTATCTATCCGTACATCGGCATCGTCACCAGCAACACTACAATATAATAAACGTCTAAGTATGAGACGTTTAAATAGTGTAAAAAATTATATTTTATCGCAAATTGGTAATGATTATAGCGATTATATTAAAATAGATGAAAACCCCGTAGGTGAAACAGAAACGGTCGTCATCAATGGTGAAACCTATTCTTGTACTGATGACATAAGTAATAGAGAAGAAGCAATATATAGTAGAAAAGCAACATTTTGTCGAAGTGGTAACATTAAAATTAATATTGATAACACTAGTAATCCACTACCGACAGAAGACCCGCCGATTACTAATGTGTCTGAAGAAGTAAGTGAAAATTATGATAGTGAAAATACAAAAGAAACATTACTTAATTTAATACTTAGAGATGTCGAAGATAATGAAGTTAAAGTATCTTCTAATACTTCTTTTGGTAAACCTCCGGTATGTATATTAAGAATTGGTGATTTTTTCCATTCAAAAATCGTAATTGAAACTATTCAAGTTACTTATGATGAATCACCATTAGATTTAAATCCTGAAGGTATTGGTGTTCAACCTATGATAGCGAATGTCAGTATGAGGGTTAACTATATTGGTGGGCAAAGTTTAGAAAATGCAGTTAGTCAAATTCAAAACGCCCTATCATTTAATTTTTACGCTAATACCGAAGTTTATGAGCCTAAGTTAGTTAGGGAAAATGTAACAAACGGAAAGTTAAAAAAACTACAAGATTTACAAGATAGTTTAAATGATAGGTTGACGCAAGAAACCCTGTCAAGACAAATAAATAATGCTGAGGCGAATCTTAAAGATGATTTTTGGGGAACCGTAATACAAAACACGTCATTTACAGACGGTGTTGATGGTGATGTAATATCTTATACATCACTTTATAGGGATTTTAGGGAAGAATTAAATAGTTATTTTATAGATTTTGAAACTTTACTAAATAGTAATTTGAGTCCTTATTTTTGGTATGAATCTGTTACGTTTAGTAGTGACACAAACTATAACACAACATATGCTAGTATTGGGAATACTATTGATGAAAGAATTGAAAAATATAGGGTAAATGTAAAACAATATGTTAGAGATAGTTTTAACAATGTTAATGGTTTTACTACTTTTTTAGTGTCATTTGAAGATAATGAAGAATTATTTAGTAATGTTGACGACTATATTGATAGTGTTGTTGATTATCAAGCAGAACAAGTTAGATTGTTACATTCGGTAATATTTAACATTATTGAAAAAAGAACATTGATAAGGCAAAAAATTAACCAAATGGAAATAATACTTAACAATGGTTTTGATGGGTATATAGATGGTAATGATGTTACAGTTATTAAATTAACACAAAGACCTAATCTATCCTTAGATATGAAAACGTTATATGAGAAAGACAAAAATAATTTAAATAGTTTTGTTAACTTTATAAAAGTCTATATTGATATTTTTAAAGAAGTAAAATCTAATAATGGTTTTAGTCTGTCAGACTTTCAAATGGGCGTTGGTGATGTTATAAATAATAGAAATTATGAAGTACCAGATAATTTTAAATCTATACATAATATATTTAAAGGAAATAAAATACCAAAAAATCGACAAATCTCTAATATTACCACTATTAGGGATACTTGGTCTGCGTTTAAAACACATTTTAATGAAGGTGTTGGTTTTAACGAACCTATAGTTTACAATTTTGAAAAAAGTGATGATGATTATGGTAAGATGTTAATTAAAAAATTTGAAGAAAGATGGCGTTAAGATATTACAATAGATATGAAAACTTTATTAAAGATGGTGAACATTTAATCATTCCTAATATCACCATTACGCCAAAATCCAGTGATAAGGTTGTTAACTATATGAAAAATAAAAGTAGGTTAGATAAATTATCCCAACAGTTTTATAATAGTCCATATTTTGGTTGGTTAATAATGGTTAGAAATTCTGAATATGGTAGTGTCGAATGGGAAATACCTGACGGCGCAACGCTTTTTATCCCTTATCCACTAGAGCAGTCATTACAAGAATATAATACAAAAATAGAAGAGTATCGTTTTTATAATGGTGAAAAATGAAAATATTCATATAGATAATGAAACTAATAATCTGGTAATTATAGACCCAAATAAGGTTGACGAAGATGGGTCTGTTAAGGATAGATACATCAATCAAGACGAATTACAAATGTTTGCCAATTTAGAGGTGGATGTTAAACCTAGAAGTGTTATATATTCTGAAGGAAAAAATAATTCATTAAGACAATTGGTGGCGACAGGTAGGGTTGACTTTATGGCACCTAACGGTGGTAAACCTTTAGATACTTCTTGGACAGACGATTTTACTGGTGGTGTTAATGATAAACGAATTAAAGAAGATGTAAATGGAGAACCAATAAAAAGGGAGTTCCAAACTGGATATGTGGATTATTCGTATAATTTTGAAAATGAATATGACACACAATTATTGGGGATTAAAGATATAAAAGTTGAAACTAAACCTACAAATTTGGCAACATCTGTTGTTAAAATACGTATGGTTGATATACGCGGTCGAGCATTAATGGAAAAAGGTAATGATTCGTTATATGCGGTTTTCTTTAATTTACCCTATCCAATATTTTATTTAACCCTAAAAGGGTATGTGGGTGAGGCGATAACATATCAATTGGTTTTAAAAAGTGACATAAAAATAGAATTTGATGCTGATGGTGATTATTATTTGGTTGCTGAGTTCTTAACGGTTAGTCAAAAGATATTGAATGACATACCATTAAGGTTAGTAGATAGAATCACAGAAGTTGGTAATACAGAGTTATTCGACCAAATTGGTGATATTACAACAATTCATAGTACTAGGCAATTATTAAGAAGTGTTTATCAACGATATGTAGAAGGTGGTTATATAGATCAAGATGTATTAGATAAAACCTATTCTATACAAGAATTAGTGTTAAGTGCTAAAAAAATAAACGAAACGATTGAAGATAATATTTTTACCACTGCCGACATTAATTTTTTCAGTGATTTATCTACATATCAACAAGCCTTAGAATCTTTAATGGGTGCTGTCAATGTTTGGGTTAATCAATATACATCATTTGAAAACCCATTAACCGATAATAATGGTGTTATTTTCTTTAATGTTAAAGTCATACAAGGTGTTAACCTCTTTGATAAAAACGACACCACATCAATCCTGTATATTGTTGACCAATATATCGAAACCTTAAAGGAAAACAAATATTTAGGTGAAGGGTCACAAAATAGTATTACTCTTAAAATAAATGACCAAAATGAAAAAATTGAGTTTAACCCTATTAATTTACAAGATTTAAGCGGTGAAGATTTAATTTATGGTAACAACCAAGGTATCACCGTACAAGAATTTGAACGTAAGATTGACCTTATCATAAATGAATATCAGACAGTGGTTACCGGGATTTGGGATTGCGCCCTGGCACTTTTGTAGGACAAAAACAACGGGTTGAATTAAGAGATAAATGGACTGAATCACAAAAAAAAATAAGACTGAAATCTTTAAACCTTAATGATGAATCAGGTATTGAGGTGGACGATCAGGCGTATCCGTTCCCTGCTGTGTATAAAAGAAACAATAAAGACGGTCAGGTTGAAGAAACATATCCTGCGGATATGGATATTCGGTTACAAACAAAAGGTCTTAATACAACAATATGGCCGGAGGTTAAATTAGTTCGAGACTATGTTAATTCATATTTAAAAGAGAATTCTGAAAGAACAAATGAAGCACAAATATTACCATTAAACTTAAAACCACTATTACCTATTGATAATAATGATTTACAGAATAATTTTTCAGAAAGAACATATATTGATATTTTATATAAAATTTATAATAGAGCTTTATATATAGCATCTACTGTTGATTTACCGACTGAATCTGACCAATTGATTTCATCGTTAGGAAAAAAAGATGCCGATAATTTTATTGAAATGATGGAGTTTCTAACATCTAATAAAGAATTACTTAAAAGAAATAATATTACTCTAAATACTTTATTAGAAAATCAAAATTTTTTAAGAAAAGATTTTAATAGAATTGAAGGTGCTAAAGAATTTGCGTTTACAAATACAAACATTTCAAATTCTATTGAGAAGATTTTAATTGAAAGCGGAGGTATAACAATGTTAGATAACATTTTATCTGCCGATGAGGATTTAAGTAAAATAAATAAAAAAATTGGAGATGTTTATGTAAATAAAAAATTTAATCGTGTTATATATCCATTTAACGAAAATAAACCCGTATCTGATAATGTTGAACTAAGGGGTGATGGCCAAATTTATACTAAAAGTGATTATGATTTTACTAGTGATACACCAAACACGATAATAAAAACAGTATTTGGTGATATTAATGTTTTAAACCACCGGTTATTTAATGATGATAGTGTCATACCAGAAAATTCGACAGATTTGTATAAAACAAGAGCGTTTGTTTTTCTTAATTCTTTAGATTTGACAAACCTAAATGATAATATTGAAGGTACTAAATACTATACAGGTTTTAATCTAAATACGATAAAAGAAACTAAAACGGTACAAATATTAAGATGGGGGTCAATATGGTATCGATATAAACGTTTTATTGATGACGGTGTTGATATTTTATCGCCGTTTTTTTCCAATTTAACATCAACAAGTGATATTTATAATGGTGACGAATTCACTTTGTCGGGAGTAACCGCACCTGTTGTTATTAATGTCTTAGATAACACATATGATTTTAAATATAATCAATTAACACAAGAAACAATAGATGTTGGGTTTTACCCTCATATTATTATTGATGTTTATAATAAGTTAACAAACCAAAATTTATCAATTAATAACGTCCAACAATTATACGATGAAGGTATTATAGAATTAGAATATTTAGGGTTTAATGATGTCGATGATGGTAATGATAAAATCAAAACAAACTTATGGAATGTAAAATTAAAAATTAATGATGGATATGTACGACTACCTACATACCATAAACCGAAAAAAAATGAAACCACACTAACCCAAGTAATCAATAATAGTTTTGTAATTGATGAAAATTCGTATTATGATATAGATTATTCTATATTAACTCAATCACCATCAAGCCAAGTTAAATATACAGACTACTTTATCAAAAGTAACGATAAAAGTATTAATGGTGGTGACATATCTGATTTATTAGGTGTTTTCGATGTGGAGACTTTAGATTATTTTGAAAGTTTATTTATTAAATTTGCTAGTGGGCCAGGTATCGGTACAACATATAAATTTACGAATTTTTATAAAAAATATATAAATAAATCTGTTAATGACATATCTAATATTAAAAATTTAATAAAAGTCGTTAGGTATGTAAAAAATAATCCGTATGATGTACATCCACAGACGATGTATATTTTAAATAGGGGTGGTCGATCAGATTCGGGTTTTTTCGATGAGAATGATGTAGATGAAAATCAACTAGAAAGAGACATCGAATTAATTTGGGGTATACATAAAAATGACGAAAAGGCGTTTAGTTTGGCGAAAAGTTTTTATCGTGATTTTGATATTAAATATAATTCTAACACCTTTAAATATTATAGAGGTATTGTAAGAAGATGGATTTCTTATTTTGAAAATAATGAAGAAACCGATGACAATTTAATTTTAAATTATTTATCACAATTGTCTATTTATACTGATAATATTATTGAAAGGGCAAATGCGTTTGTTACGGGTTTATTCATTGCGGTTAATCGAGATTTAAGTTTTAAACCTAAAATAGAAGAAGAAACGACACCGAGTCAAATATCAAATGTTGAAATAGAAAAGAAAATTTATAGATCTTTAAAAGTTATAAATGACACATGGACAAATGCTTGGGATTTTAAACAAATATCGATGACATCTTTATTTCAATATGTCGACCAAATAAATAGACCAATAGGTGATAAATTTTATGTGGATTTAGAATCGTTAACTTGGTATTATAATGAAAGAAATAGAGAAGAACTATCTATTGGGCAATTTATCACTGGGTTTTTAAATAGAAATAATTTATCAGAACCAATATCGTTAGGTGGTAATGTTAATTTTTATTCTGAAAACACCGTAACCCTTGATGACCAGTCAGATGAGGATTTGATAGACGATTCAAGAGTTATTGCCAATAGAATATTTGGGTTACACAATGAAGTGAAGAAAAATGGGTCACCTAAATTTATAATTTATCAACGTTCTCATCAATCTGAAATATTAAATTTGAATGTTAAAAAATTTGCAAATAAGACGGATGGATTTTCATTATCAATACCAAATAACCCCATTGCTAACGTTAAATTAGACGGTAATAGATCTATAGGTTTTTATGTTGATTTTGGTATTCAAAATCAGGGTATATTTAAAGATTTTACGATATCATCTTACGATGGTGTTAGAACACAGGAAGAGTTAGTAATACTTGAAAACATCGCAAATCAAAAAAATAGTTCTAAAAGCTCATCATTTGGAACCGGTTTATTGGATATATTAAAATCAAGAACTTATACGTGTAAAATACGAATGATGGGGAATACAATGATACAACCATTTATGTATTTTGATTTAAGGTATATACCAATATTTTCAGGGACATATTTAATTTTGAGTGTTAATCACGACACTACATCAGATAATGGTTTGATGACAGAGTTTGAAGGGGTCAGGGTGTCAAAATATGGAACATCATCTGCATCAGAATATTTGGCTAAGAGTAAATATAATTTATTAGATGGGTTGATTAAATCTATTAACAATAGAAGGAAAAAACGTTCAGTTGCAGGAAGTAATACTCCTGAATCTACAACATCTAATATTGAACCTATAACTATAACACCTAATATAGTTAAGTTACCCAAATTAAATGATGAAGGTCAGTTTGAATTCGGTGAAGATGATGAACAATTAGAAGCTGTGCAAATTTTATCGGAAAGGTATGAAATAAATACACCATTAAGATTGGCTCACTTTTTAGGTCAGACAGACAAAGAAAGTGGTGGTTTTAAATCCACTGTTGTGAATCTAAACTTTACGACAGTTAATAGACTTAAAGAAGTATTTCCTAGTGCGTTTGGTGACGAAGATGATTCGTTTATTAGTGGATTCACTAGAAATCCTGAAGCGTTAGCGAATCTTGTTTATGCAAATAGGGGTGGTAATGGTGATGTTGACACTGGTGATGGGTGGAAATACAGGGAAAGGGGGTATATTCAGTTGTTTGGTAAAAATAATCAGAGAGAATTTTCAGAATTTATGACATTAAATGGATATTCTAATGAAAATATTTTTGAAAACCCTGATTTAATTGCTGAAAAATACCCTTTAGAATCTGCAGGTTGGTTTTGGAAAAAAAACGGATTAAATGAGATGGCTGATAAAGGAAGTGGTATAGAAGTGACAAAACAAATCACTAAAAAAGTAAGGGGTATAACTAATACTTTTGAAGAAAGACATGAATTATTTGAAAAGTATTATGAACTAATTAATAATGCCTAATTATTTTATAATAAACATATATTTATAATATATAAAACTATATAGTTATGACTGATAAAGAAAAAGCGTTAAAAAATTTTTTACAAAAAGAAACCCAAACCGAAGATGGTTATGAAGAAGTATGTGACATTAAAACGGGTCAATGTTATACTTTGAAAACTAAAGATGGTTTAATAGAAAGGGTTGATAAGAATTTTGTTGTTCAAGATGGTCGTTCGTTACTGAGAGGTTAATATGGATAAAAAATTATTAAATGAAATAGAAAATTATCGCCGATATATGAAACATATGGGTTTTCTTGTTGAGCAAGAAGATCAGGGCGGTGAAGAAAATATGGACGATTTAAATTTGGATCCGATTGCTGATGATGCTGACGATTCGTTAACAGGTGAAGTGGGTGCGGATGATATGCCTACTGGTGATGAAAGTGGTGGTGATGGTTCTGAAGATATGGATCTTGGTGGTGATGACACTATGGGTGATATGGATGATGAACCTATAGAAGACGAACCCGTAGAAGACACTGAAGAAGTTGAAGTCACTGATTTAGTAGATGGTCAGAAAAACCTAGAAAGTAAGTTTGAAAACACTGAAAAGAAAATGTCAGATACTACAACTAAAGTTGATGGTATGTTTAGTAAATTAGATGATCTTGAAGCTAAAATAGGTGAATTGGATCAGTTATATGATGCGATGAATAATTTATCAGCAAAAATTGAGTCGTCAAGACCTAAAAAACCAGAAGAAAAATTAGAACTTCGTTCGTTAGATTCGTATCCTTTTAATCAAAAATTAACTGATTACTTTAGGGATAAAGAACCTGAAATGGAAGTTTCAGGTAAAAATGAGTATGTATTAACGTCTGATGATGTTGAGCAAGGACAAACGAGTGATGTAGCGAAGTCGTTCACACCACCAGTTTAAGTTTAAAAGTTGGTTAGCCATTTTGTTGTTATTTTTTAAGGACGAGTTTATTGACTCGTCCTTTTTTTATACTTATCATTATTTATGAGGTTAAAACCAAACAATAATTAAACAATTAAATTATATATTTTTATGAGCGATATTTTAGATTCAGTATTAAAACAATACGAAGAAAATAAAAATAATCAGTCGTCATCTTCAAACACGATGTCACAAGATGAAAGATTGAGGAAGTATTTCACAACAATCCTTCAAAAAGGTGAAAGAGAAGGTCAAAAAAGGGTGAGAATCCTTCCAACAAGCGATGGGACATCCCCCTTTAAGGAAGTATGGTTTCACGAAATGCAAATTGGTGGACGTTGGACGAAGCTTTACGATCCAGGGAAGAACGATAATGAACGTTCACCGTTAAACGAAGTTGAAGAAGCTTTACGTATGTCAGGTTCTGCACAAGATAAAGAACTGGCAAGGCAATATAGACCACGAAAATTCTATATCGTTAAAGTTATTGATAGGGACAATCCTGATCATGGCGTTAAGTTTTGGAGATTTAAACATAACTATAAAGGTGATGGTATTTTGGATAAAATAATACCAATTTGGAAAAACAAGGGTGACATAACAAACTCTGAAAATGGTCGTGATTTAATATTATCCCTATCTTTGGTTAAGGCGGGTAATGGTAAAGAATATACTACCGTTTCGAGTGTTATGTATGATGATCCTGAACCGTTACATGAAGATGAAAAACAGGCGAAAGAGTGGTTGGAAGACCCAATGACTTGGAGAGATGTGTATTCAATTAAACCTGTTGACTACTTGGAAGCTATCGCTAATGGGTTTGAACCAAGATGGGATTCTGATTTAGGTAAATTTGTGTATGATGATGGTGAAGAAACCATCGAATTGGGTGGGACATCACTAACACCTAATAACGATGACGATGATGAAGATAAAACCGAGAGTGAAAAAGTTAATAAAAAAGAAATCTCTGTTGAAGATAACCAAGATGATGAGGTAGATGAAGATCTACCGTTTTAACTGAAGTAGTAGCACCACCTTAGTAGGGTGGTGTTATTTTTTAACTATAAAAACTAATTATGGCAATTAAGAAAAAAAGTTTTAAAGATGTAAAAAACAAATTCTCCCAAAAGGCAAAATTTAAACCTGATAGGTTTTTTGACTTGGGTGATGCGTTTTTAGACGCCGCAGGATTGCCGGGTCCGGCAATGGGGCATTTAAATATGTTCTTGGGTCATACAGATACAGGTAAAACAACGGCTCTTATTAAAACGGCGGTTGATGCTCAGAAAAAGGGTATTTTACCTGTTTTTATTATTACAGAACAGAAGTGGGATTTCTATCATGCTAAGCTTATGGGACTTGAGGTAGAAGAAGTGGTTGACGAAGAAACGGGTGAAGTCGAATACGATGGATTCTTTTTATTTAACAACAACTTTGAATATATTGAGCAAATAACAGACTATATCAACGAACTGTTGGACGCACAAGAAAAAGGTGAGATAGAGTATGATTTATTATTTATGTGGGATTCTGTGGGTTCTGTGCCTTGTAAAATGACTTGGGAAGGTAAAGGTGGTAAACAACATAATGCCAGTGTCTTATCGGATAAAATCGGGATGGGAATTAACCAGAGAATATCTGGTTCAAGAAGAGTTGATAAACCACACACCAATACTTTGGTAGTGGTTAACCAACCTTGGGTTGAACTTCCTGATAATCCATTTGGGCAACCTAAGATTAAGGCAAAGGGAGGTGAATCGATATGGCTCAATTCGACACTTGTATTTTTGTATGGAAACCAAAAAAATGCGGGAACAACTAAAATTGCTGCTGTAAAAAACAAACGTAAAGTTAAATTTGCATCACGAACCAAAATATCAATCCTTAAAAATCATGTTAATGGTTTAGGGTATGAAGATGGTAAATTGTTAGTAACACCGCATGGATTTTTAAGAGGAAAAGATTCTACAGAAGAAAAAAAATCAGTAGAACAATATAAATCAGATAATTCTGAGTTTTGGGCAAAACAACTTGGAACTGATGGTGATTTTCATATATCGTTTGAAAAAGGTGAATTATCTGATGTTGATTTAGAATAATAAATGTCTAAGCGTCTCGTAAAAATAAATAATACCAAGAAAAAAACCCTATTAGTGGATGGAGATAATCTATTCAAGATAGGGTTTTTTGGTGTTAAAAACTTTTATCATAAAGGTAAACACGTTGGTGCTATTTATCATTTTTTGAATACCATACGTAAACATATGGAAATGTATCGTTATGATAAAATAGTAGTGTTTTGGGATGGTGAAAATAACAGTCATTTCAGAAAAAAAATATATCTTCATTATAAAGAAAATAGAAAGTCAAATAGACTTGAAGATGAAAAATTACAAGCGTTTAATGAACAAAAAATACGTGTTAAATATTACTTAGAAGAATTGTTTGTTCGTCAAGGTGAGTATGATAATTGTGAAGCGGATGACGCAATGGCGTTTTATTGTCAAAATTCACCAAACGAAACGAAAGTAATTTTTTCTGCTGATAAAGATTTAACTCAGTTAATTAGTGAAGATGTGAAAATTTTTTCACCCAGAGACTCATTTTTATATGAAAATGGTGATAAAATTAAGTTAGATAAAGAGTATATACCACACTATAACGTTGCCCTGACAAAAATACTGATTGGTGATAAGTCGGATAATATTGATGGTATATATTATTTAGGTGAAAAAACACTACTTAAACTATTTCCTGAAATAACAGAACAACGATTATCCGTTGAAAATATTATCGAAAAAACAAATAAATTATTTGAAGAAGATAAAAATAATAAAACAATACAAAATATACTTTCAGGAAAAACTAAAAGAGGTGTTTTTGGTGATGAGTTTATACAAATAAACAAAAAATTGGTAGATTTATCTGAACCTTTATTGACTGATGAGTCTAAAAATGATATTATTTTACTAATAAATGAAAAACTAGATCCTGAAGGTCGAGGATGGGAAAATGTAATGAAAATGATGCATGAAGATGGTCTTTTTCAATTTTTACCCAAATATAACGATGGATGGACTGAGTTTTTCTTACCATTATTAAAACTTGCTAGAAAAGAAAAAACAACATAACAAAAATAAAAAATAATATGATGGCAAATAATGAAACGACCAAAATGGAATTTCTTTTAATGTTGAATGACAATATCGTTATCCAACGTTATTTTAACGTAAATAATTTTAATGCAGATTCTATACGGTCGTTAGAATTAAATGACACTATGAAAAGTGTCTCTGATATGATAGAGTTAGATTTAAAAAATAAAACGGCCGATTTTATGTTACAAAATAGCCAATTATTTTTTAGTGATAATTTTAAAGATCAGAATAAAACAGATAAAGACATCTTTACGGTTATACTAAAAAAAGACAATAGACCTGTTTTAGAACGATATATCAACGCAATGTCTTATCCACCGAAAATTCGTTACACTGTAGATATTCGTAAAAAAGTAAGGACAATTTTACGAAAATTCACTGACACATTGTCACTAGATGAAGTGACTACTCAGTATCTAGACTACAAACTTTAACCATATTTATAATCTAAACAACCCAATTTAGTCTAATCAAATGATTAAGGAGTATTATAAAAATTATGAAACATCTCCGTCATATGATGCATTAGAACAAATGACACGATTAGAGGTGAAACAAGTGATGCCTCAAAAAAATGTTATAGATACGGTTAAAGACATCAAAAAATATGAGGTAAAAGATCCATTATTTACACAAGAAAAAGCCACCAAGTTTTGTAAACAACAAGAGTTGGGTAAAGCAATGGTAAAAGTAAAGAAGTTGATGGATGAGGGTGATTTTGAAAATTATGAAAAGGCGGAACATTTTATAAGGGAAGCATTACAAGTTGGTGAAAAAGATTTAGGGACACAAAGTGTTTTTGACCATTTACAAATGGTACTTGAAGATGATTATAGACATCCAATACCGATGGGTGTAACGGGTATTGATAATTTATTAAATGGTGGTCTGGCTAAAGGGGAGTTAGGTGTTATTCTTGCACCGACAGGTGTTGGCAAGTCAACTATTCTTACAAAAATTGCGAATACTGCGTATAATCAAGGATATAATGTTTTACAAATCTTCTTTGAAGATAACCCAAAAATTATACAGAGAAAGCATTTTACATTATGGACCGGTATATCACCTGATGATTTATCCGAGAATAAAGATAAGGTTTTTGAAAAACTAGAAGAGGTCAAATCAAACAATAAAAATAAGTTAATACTTAAAAAATTACCTTCAGATACGATGTCTTTAAGTCAGATAAAGAATCAAGTTCGTAAGATTATTGCTGAAGGAACAAAAATAGATATGATAGTGTTAGACTATATTGACTGTATTGCGCCCGAACGAGGAACCAGTAGTGGTGATGAATGGAAAAGTGAAGGGTCAGTAATGAGACAATTTGAAGCTATGTGTTATGAATTCAATCTTGTTGCTTGGACTGCGACACAAGGAAATAGGTCGAGTATTGCGTCTGAGGTTGTGACGACTGATCAAATGGGTGGTTCTATTAAGAAGGCACAAGTTGGTCACGTAATTATATCAGTCGCAAAAACCTTACAACAAAAAGAATTGGGTCTTGCCACTATTGCAATTACCAAATCTAGATTAGGTAAAGATGGTGTAATATTTGAAAATTGTAAATTTGACAATGAAATGTTGGAAATTGACACCGAACAAACCAATACGTTCTTAGGTTTTGAAGAAGATAAAGAGAAAAAACGAGCAGAGCGTGTTAGACAGGCTTTACAACGAAGACAACAAGTTATTAATAATAATTAAAAAACATAATAAAAATGAACGAACATAAGGTTATTAAGAAAAACGGAGAAGAAGCTTTATTTAATTCTGATAAAATTAAAGTGGCAGTTTTAAAAGCGATGAAATCAGTAGACAGTACTGACGAAACTATAGCACAAAAAATCGCCACCAAAATTGAGTTAGATTTATATCATTCAGACAATGGTGTTATACCAAAAGTGGATGAAATACATGATATGGTTGAAAATGAGTTAATGAACCATAATTTAAATGATGTTGCTAAATCATACATACTATACAGGGATAAAAGAAGACCAAATATTTTCGTAAAAAGAACAAACTTAAAACCATACGAGTATCCTGAGTTGGAAGAATATGTTAACTCTATTCGACATTCATATTGGATTCATGATGAATTTAATTATACTTCTGATATTCAAGATTTTAATGTTGGTATGACTAAAGCTGAAAAAACTGCGGTTAAACGGGCAATGTTGGCCATTTCACAAATTGAAGTTGCGGTAAAAACATTTTGGGGTAAAATTTATGATAAGATGCCAAAACCTGAAATTGGTTCTGTTGGTGCAACATTTGCGGAGTCTGAGGTTAGACATCATGATGCCTATTCTAATTTACTTAAAATATTAGGTTTAAGTGATGAATTTGAAACATTAATGGAAGTTCCAGCAATACGTAGAAGAATAAAATATTTAGAAAAATCTATCGCTAATTCATCTGCTTTAGATAATAAAGATTATTTTGAGTCGGTCATTTTATTTTCTATGTTTGTTGAAAACGTATCTTTATTTAGTCAATTCTTGGTTATCATGTCATTCAACAAACATAAGAATCAGTTAAAAGGTATGTCCAACGCAGTTGAAGCGACTTCAAAAGAAGAGCAGATACATGCGGATTTTGGTTTTGATTTGGTTAATACCATTAAAAGAGAAAATCCTGAGTGGTGGACAGAACAAGTTGTGGAAGACGTTAAACAAGCAACTATTGAAGCATACGAAGCCGAAAAGGGTATTGTCGATTGGATGTTTGAAGAAGGTGATTTGGACTTTCTAACTAAACAAGAAACCATTGAGTTTATTAAAGATAGATTTAATCGGTCATTAAATGAAATTGGTATTGATTCAGTATTTGAAACTGATAGTTCTTTATTAGAAAAAACCGAATGGTTTGATGATGAAGTTATGACCACTAAACATACAGATTTCTTTTATAAAAGAAGTATTAACTATACTAAAAGACAAAAATCAGTTGAAGCTGAAGATTTATTTTAATAATATTTAACTAACAAAAAAATAAAATATGAACGTATTAGATGATTTTGGGTGGATAACGCCCGATACTGTAACTTTTTTGGAAAGAGGTTATTTAAGTGAAGGTGAAACCGCAAAAGAACGAATTAGAACGATTGCGGATCACGCGGAAGAACTTTTGGGTGAAGAAGGTTTTGCTGATAAGTTTTATGAGTATATGTCTCATGGGTGGTATTCTTTATCATCACCAGTGTGGGCAAATTATGGTAAAAAACGAGGACTTCCAGTGTCTTGTTTTGGTTCAAGTGTTGAAGACAACATAGAATCTATATTATTCACACAAGCAGAAGTTGGTGAAATGAGTAAAATGGGTGGTGGAACGTCAGGTTATTTTGGCAATCTTAGAGAACGAGGTGCGGATGTAACTGATAACGGAAAAGCGCCAGGTGCGGTTCATTTTATGAATCTATTCGAGTCTGTTGTTGATAATATTTCACAAGGAAACACTCGTAGGGGTCGTTTTTCACCATATCTACCTATTGAACATCCTGATATTGAAGAGTTCTTGAAAATTGGAACAGAAGGGTTTCCTATCCAAGATTTAACTCATGCAGTCACAGTCACTGATGAGTTTATGGAAGATATGATCGATGGTGATAAAGATAAGCAAAAAATATGGGCGAAAGTTCTTCAAAGAAGAGGGGAAATTGGTTATCCATATGTTATGTTTAGTGATAATATGAATAATGAATCACCCGATGTTTATCAAGACAAAGGTAAAAAAATTGTTGCATCAAATCTATGTAGCGAAATAGCACTTAGTTCTAACGAAGAAGAATCTTTCGTTTGTGTGTTAAGTTCTATGAACTTATTGCGTTATGATGAGTGGAAAGATACGGATGCTGTTGAAACGATGGTTAAATTCTTAGATACTGTTGTAACTGAATTTTTAACTAAGTTAGAAGAAAGACGTGATGATGGTACCATTGAAGGGAAAAGAACCTTTATGTATATGGAAAAGGCGTATAACTTTGCAAAAAACCAACGAGCATTAGGATTAGGAGTATTAGGTTGGCACTCACTGTTACAATCAAAAATGATACCATTTGAATCGGTTGAAGCCGCAAATCTTAATCGTGATGTTTTTAAGTTGATTCATGAAAAATCACATAACGCATCTAAGGATATGGCGGATAAGTTTGGCGAACCATCTTTACTTAAAGGTTATGGTCGTAGAAATGTAACATTAAATGCAATTGCACCTACGGTGTCATCTGCGTTTATATTAGGTCAGGTTTCACAATCTATTGAACCTATTTGGTCTAATTGTTATGTGAAAGATTTGGCAAAACTTAAAGTAACAATTAAAAACCCAATGTTGGTTAAATTACTACAAGAAAAGGGTGAAGATAAAAAAGAAGTTTGGAGCTCTATTAAGAAATATGACGGGTCTGTTCAACACTTAGAGTTTTTAACTGAACATGAAAAGGAAGTGTTTAAAACATTTGCTGAGATTTCACAAATGTCAGTTGTAAATCAAGCTGCGGTTCGTCAACAATATATTGACCAAGCACAATCCTTAAACTTGATGATACCACCATCTATGCCGGTGAAAGAAGTAAATAAACTTCTTATTACAGGATGGGAAAGTGGTGTTAAAACATTTTATTATCAACATTCGTTAAATCAAGCTCAGGAAAAGGCACGTAAGAAGTTACAAATTAATGATCTATATTGCTCATCATGTGAAGCTTAGTGTAATTAAAAAAGGGAACTTACGTTCCCTTTTTATTTTTCAAATAATCTTCTTCAAAAAACCATTTAAATCCTTTATGTGTGTGGTAATATGGTACCTTCTTACAACAATTTAAAACATATTTATCATTAAACCCATCCTCTTCAGATTGTGCGGCATAATCATATATCTTAATTAATTTATCCGTCTTCTTATCTACACAATACACTTTTTGATGGTACTTAAATCTACCATTTTTAGGTCCTTTTGATGCGTTACTCCATACTTTTTTCCTCTTTTTTAATTCATCACCGGTTATGTTTTTAAAGACATTACATTTTTTTCTTTCACCCTCATCCATAAATCTCATTATACCCGATTCTGATATTCTTTTTGAGGTTATCTTTTTATCTATATCACTTTTCCAGGTAAAAACATCACCACCAAAGTAGCCGGGCGCGATATTATAAACATCCTTACGACTGATAAAGCTTTCCGTTAATATTGAAGCTTCATAATCGGAGCATTCTTTTTCTGAATTGAATTTTTTTATTATTTTCTTTGATAGAATAGAAGTACCATGCTTTAAAATAATTCTACGGATAATCTTACCACTTCCGTAATATTCATTATCTTGTTCTGGTGGTAAATAAGATGTTCTTTTTCCTATGTAAATATTACCATTTCGGGTGTCAGTAATTTGATAAACATAATGATATTTTTTATCTTTCATTATAGTCCTGAGTTGTATTTATTATGACTAAGGGACAGTTTACTTACCTGAGTGGTAAATTGATATTCAGCGGCCACTGAATATCTAACCTTAGTTACATATAAATATATTTAAATTAAAAAATTAAAATTATGGTTACAATCAAGAAATTTTATAAAGAAACATGCGCACCTTGTATTTCTATGGGGAGAATATTAGAAAGAGCACAGAAAAAAGTTGAATTTAATGTTCAAAACATCGAAGTTAATCAACAACCTGATTTAGCTGAATCGTCTGGTGTAGTATCAGTACCAACGGTTATAGTCGAAAGTAATGGTGTTGAAGTTATGAGATGGAAAGGTGTTAAATCATCAAAGGAAGTCAAAAATATTATTGATATGTATGCATAATTTACTTTTTAGTTAATAATATGAATTATATAAAGTGAGGGAGACCCCTCACTTTTTTTTTATTTAATATTTATATTTTATATAGATAAAATATGGCTGATTATATAACATACGGTATATCATTTCCTTTTCAGGATTCACAAAAAGGTAAGTTTCTAAAACTCACTGAAGATCCTCGTGATGAAGTTAAATCTAACTTAATTCATTTACTGATGACTAGAAAGGGAACTAGATATTATTTACCTGATTTTGGTACAAGACTTCACGAATTTATTTTTGAACAGAAAGATAATATTACTAAAACACAAATAAGACAAGAAATTGATGAAAGTGTTAAGAGGTATTTACCACAGGTAAAAATTAATGAAATTGCTTTATTAACTTCAGAAGAGGCAGAAGTAATAGATAATATTGATGAATACACCGTTAAAGTTAGAATTGACTACTCAATAACTTCAGGTTCGTTTAACGAATCTGACACTATAACAATAGTATTATAATATGATTACAGACGGAATTGGTAACGAAAGAAGAGACTTTATTGGATTAAAACAAGAGTTGATAAATTATACAAGATCTAATTATCCTGATTTAATTCAAAACTTTAATGATGCTTCGTTATATACGGTATTGTTAGAATTAAACGCAGCGATTGCGGATAATCTTCATTTTCATATTGATAGAGTTCTACAAGAAACATTTCTCTTTGAAGCACAAAAGAAACAATCTGTTTATGCAATTGCAAAAACATATGGATTAAAAGTTCCTGGTAAAAGACCTTCTGTATGTATCGCAGATTTTACTATTACGGTTCCGGTCTTGGGTGATAAAGAAGATGCTCGTTATTTGGGTATTTTAAGAAGAGGTGCGCAAGTTACGGGTGCTGGTAATGTTTTTGAAACTTTAGAAGATGTTGATTTTTCATCACCTTTTGATGAATCAGGGCGTGCTAATAGAACAAAAATACCTGTTTTTGACGCTTCTAATAATTTAATATCCTATAATATCACTAAGAGAGTGATGGTTATTAATGGTATTACTAAAATTTATAAAAAAGTGATTAGGGAAAGTGATGCTAAACCATTTTATAAATTATATTTACCTGATCGTGATGTATTAAGTGTTACGGACATCATACATAAAAACGGGACTACGTATGCAACATCACCAAGAAGTAATGAATTTGTAACATCTCAAAATAAATGGTATGAAGTTAAATCTTTAATAAATAAAAGATTATTCGTTACAGACACTTCGGTACAAACAGAAAATGGGATAGTAAAAGGTAAATATATAGATGTTGATAGAAGATTTTTGGTTGAGTATACACCTGAAGGGTTTGCATATGTTACATTCGGTGGTGGTAATTTAACCGCTCAAGATCAATTAAGAGGGTTTATTGATGTTGATATGGATGAAAGTGTGTTAGATGTTACTAACAACATATCGTTAGGTAGGGCGATTCAGCCAAACACCACGTTATTTATTAGATACCGTGTTGGTGGTGGGTTAACTTCTAATGTGGGTGTTGGTGTTATAAATGGTTTAGGTGAGTATGATTTAGCTGTGAATGGTCCTGACTCTCGTAGAAATAGAAGTGTGTCAAACTCTTTAAGAGTGACAAACGTAACGGCCGCCATAGGTGGGGCGGACAAACCTTCAATAGAAGAGGTAAAACATATGGTAGCGTATAATTTTGCGGCACAAGAAAGAGCGGTTACATTAAACGATTATAGAATTTTAATTGAAACAATGCCATCAAAATTTGGTGCACCATCAAAAGTTACGATAGTAGAAGAAGAAAATAAGATTAAAATTAATTTATTGGCTTATGATGCGAATGGTAATTTAACAACAAACGTATCCAATATTTTAAGAGAAAATGTGGTTAATTATTTATCAGAATATAGAATGATAAATGATTTTATCGAAGTTGAAACGGCGGAAATTGTCGATTTAGCTGTAGATGCTGATGTGATTGTTGATTCTAATATTAATCAAAATGAAGTTGTTTCAGACATAATAGATGTTGTTGAAAGTTATTTTAACACTAATGGTAGAGAGTTGGGTGATCATCTATATTTGGGTGTTTTAAAGAAAGAAATATCTAATATTGCTGGTGTGTCAAACTTGGTTGAGTTAAGATTATATAACAAACTTGAAGGTAACTATTCGGATGGTCGTGTGGCGCAAGGGTATGTTGATATGGAAACATTACAGGTTGTTACAACAGATGAAACATTATTTATGAGATCTAATCAAATTTATCAAATAAGGTTTCCAGAAAAAGATATAAAAATAAGAACAAAAAGATTGATAGAACCAAATATCAGATAATATGTCAAAATCATATAGAATAAGAACAACACCAGGGTTAGACCAAAACATACGAATCAATCTAAATCAAAAATATGAAACGTTAGATATTTTATCATTAAAGATTAGACAAACTGATTTGTATGGGACAAATTGCGCGGATTATGGTGTGGTCGTAGGGCGTGTTTTTACTAATGGTGGTTATGGAATACCTAATGCTAGGGTTTCGTTATTTGTTCCTATTGAAGATATTGATGAAAATGATGCGGTGATAAGTAACTTATATCCGTATAAATCAATATCGTCAAAAGACGAAAACGGATATCGATATAATTTATTACCTAAAAAGCAGCAACACTCAGGGCATACACCAACGGGTACATTTCCGTCAAAACAAGAAGTATTGACAAATGAAAATGTATTAGAGGTTTTTGAAAAATATTATAAATACACGGCTAAAACAAATAATGCTGGTGATTTTATGATTACAGGTGTTCCTGTTGGAACATACATAATTCATTATGATGTTGATATATCGGACATTGGTTGTCAATCTTTGGTACCGTTTGATTTAAGATATGAGGGTGTGTCAGAAGAAAAATTTGAAAATCCGTTTACGTTTAAAGCGTCGGATAATTTAGAATCATTACCACAAATTATATCAACACAAAAAACGGTAAACGTGGAACCATTATGGGGTGATGAAGATTTATGTGAATTGGGAATCACCCGTTCAGATTTTGATCTGGAGACGCAAGGATTTAGGGTTGAACCCTACGCCTTATTTATGGGTGGAACTTACACAGACGATGGAAGAAATGGGGTGAAAGTTCGTTGTAATGTGGATAATGAAATGGGGGAAAAATGTTCGTTAACCACAACGGAAGGTGATATTGAGGCAATACGTTTTACGGGTCAATACGAGACAAATCAAGATGGTACTATAAACGATAGAAGACCATTATTAGAGAGTGTTAGTTTGGACGCATCTATAGATGAAAACGGTAATTTTTTCGTTAGGGTTCCAATGAATTTAAAATATGTGACTACAGATGAGTTTGGTTATTTGATAGAAACAAAAGACCCAAATATTGGTATACCCACTGAGGGTAAATATCGATTTAGATTTTCGTTAAATGATGCTAGTGGTGGGCGTAGAACATATAGAGCGAAATTTTTAGTCCCACAGATTAAAGAGCACCAGTTAGATGATAACGGAAATCCCGATAGTGTTGATCCTAAATCTTATTCATTTTCTACTAACATTGATGATTACCCTGATGGTGCGATAGATGATATTATAGGTGTGGCAAATCCTAACCAATATCCTAATGATTATTTTTATGGTTTTAGGTATAATAGGGTATATACAGTATCGGGGTTTATTAATCAATATTATAATAAAGGTGTTTTAGAAAGTGCTTTTGGGTTTTTTGCAAGAAATAGAAATGAGTCTTTTATAGGTATTAAAGAAATTCAACCTGAAAGTAATGAAGATTGTAGTAATAACAACGAATATTTTCCAATAACAGACGCAACTAATAATA